GCCGTTGCCGTTGTTGTCGTAGGCGCGGCTGACCTCGATATACTCGAAGTTGTTTGGGTTTGGTGAGCCTTGGAGTGTTGCCATGTTATTCGACAGCCTGAGCTGTTCTGCCGGTGTTTACTCGGATTGCACGGGTCTCGTTGGTCTGGATCTTGATTTGACCCACCAGGGTGTTAACCCATCCAGGAGGCGCTTCCGTTGAGAACATCGAGGTCTCGCGTTTAACTCTGCTGTCTATCGTGCCGATGGTACCGCGCGGCATTGTCGATGCATCTAAACCTCCACCAACACCTTCAGATGGCCTCAGCGCTCCTCCAAAGCCGGTTCTATAAAGTTCATTGTTTTTTCTATACTTTGTAAAAAGCTCGTTGGAAGCCTCTTGTGTATTTATAATTTCTTTAAAATCACTTTCAAGTTGATCTCCAAGGTATGTGACTAAAGGTGTTGCAGCAACAGTACCACGTCTTTGTATCTCATCCATGCGGTCTGCTAATTTTCCAACCTGATCAATTTGTTCTTTAGAAATTACGTCGATTGGCCCCATCTCTTTTATCTTAGCCATTGCTCCGGCTGCCTTGAAGGCTTTCTCGCCTAGGATGGCTATCATGGCTGCCTGTGTCTGGGCGCTGCTGCCTGCATCCTTGTGCGCTTGGCCCATCCTAGAAATAAGATCGATGTTTGAAATGCTCGCATCGTTAAGTTCAGCGACTGAAAAGCCTAGTGTCTTGAAGTATTCCCGGGCTTTGCCTCCCTCCTCAATAGCCTTAAGGCGCTCCTGGCCGACCGCTGTGATCGACTTAGCCATGGCCTCGAAGGAAACACCTGTCTGGCCTGCCAGCACTTGAAGGCGCTGCACGTCGTCGGTGCTGATGTTGAGCTGCTCGGACAAGTCCCCAATGGCGTCGACTGTGTCGATTACTTTTTTGAGAAAGCCGCCGATGGCAGCAACAGATAGCGCCGCACCGAGCTGAGATCCTACCGATTGCCGGAACTTGTCGGTCGTGCTCGAAGCCTTTTTCAAGCCGCTTTCGTAGGCCGAACCGTCCAGGCCGAGCTTTGCGATGAGTGAGAAAATGGCCATTTGTTAGTTCCTTACTGTCTCCCGTTCTTGACCCAGGCGCCAGAGGGCATCGTTCTTATCGTTCCACAGCTCGACCTGACCGTGCATTTCGGCATTGGTCAGGAAGAACCTTTCGGCATCGGTCACCGGCATATTGAGCACAGTCTCCTCTGTGAATCCAATGTCGACCAGGCCAACCAGCAGCCTTTCGGGCCAGGGCATGGCCGCCTCCCTGGATCCTGCACCCGGCTGCCGTAGAACTTCTGGGCAGTCGGATTTGTCTCCAATCCACTCCTGGAGGATTTGGCATTCCTTGACCAGGTTGGACTTGCTGACCTTCTTACGCATCAGCCGGAGAGGCACCCATCGGAACACCGAGGCCATGGTCTTGACCGACTCCTCGGCGGATTGGCTGCACACGACGACAGCCTCGACCAGGTCGTTAGCGGTGGCCCGGCCTCCGGTGACGAATGGAGATCCCAGCCGATGCAGCAGGATGGCGTGGCCGACAGTAAAGGGCACCATGCGGAGCCCGATCACCATCGGACAGGCCTTGGCTGTTGCGCTTAGGATGGCGGCCAGGCTGCTCACACGTTCAGGGCGACAGCGGCAGCGGTGGTCAGGTTCTTGAATCTCTTCACGGTGATCGAGACCATAGCCTTGCCGCTCTGGGTCATTTTGACCGAACCACCGCCGGCATAGATGAACCGGCCGCTGTTTAGCACGTCGGCTGTGCCCATCATTGAAATGATTGGGGCGCCAGTAATCTCCACAGTGCCATTGACCGGGGCCAGTGAACAGAAGGCCAGGGCGGCGGCTGCATTGGCGCCAGAGGGAATCAGGTTCAGGTTAAGGGTCACCCGTTCGTTGTAGCCGATGTGACCGACCACTTCTCCAGCGCTGTTGCGAACCTCCTCGGTGTCGGATTCATGAGTGAGGTCGTAACTCTCAATCGACGCCAGAGCCGAAAATACAGCGGTTGTGTTGTTGATGCCGTACATGGTCACCGAAGCCGGTGAACCGAATTGGTATGCAAGTCCTTGTGAATTAGCCATTCGTGTGGGTGGTTAGATGGTTGCCGAACAAAAGAGCGTGAACGTCCTGGTGAACGTCCTGGACCGATTAGAGATTGAGGATGCCCCAAAGTCCAGAGGGGCGGCAAATTGCGCCGTAAACGGGCCGCTGGGGTCGTTTGATGGCGCGTTGAGAGCAGAGGCCCCGGTGTCGTCGAACAGAGGCAGGATGAGGTTGTCGAGCACCTGGACGGTGGTCAGCACAGCGGCCTCGTCGGTGTCGTCGGCCGATAGCTGCAACTCGACAGCGATCTCGACCTCACAGGTTAAGTCGGTGCGCTGCATTGGCCTGGCCGAGTTGGTCGAGACTACCAGGCGCGGGAAGTTGGGCATGACGTCCTGGTCGTCTGGGTCGTCGTAGAGGCCGCGGCTGTAGGACGTCAGGCAGGTGGGTGTGCCGGCGCCGGAGGCCGACCAGTTGGCTGCTGCCAGGTAGTCAGCGACTGCAAGTTCAGCTCTTAGGGCGACGGCGTTCATTTGATTGAGATCCCGTTGTCTTCAAGAACCTTACCGTTAGCCAGGAGGGCCTCGGTCATGTGGTTGATCATCTCGGTCGTCTCGTCGTCGAAAGCCTTCTGCATGGCGGTGTTGTAGATGCCGGCCACCCGGTTGTATTGGCTGTCGGCCACACCGGCGGTCATCACCACCGAGGCTGTCGGATTGAATCCTGGGACCGCCTGGATGCCACGGGCCTTGGTGCCCTTGTGTGTGGCGACGTTCTCTTGGGGAAGGCCGTACTGGTTCGCCATGGACAACAGGGCGGCGTTGGTCTGCTTCGGCGCCTTGTAGCCGGGAGGCTTCGACAGCGGTTTCCACTTGGCGCTCTGAAACTGGCTGAATCCCTTGTTGTACACTCGGATCATCTTCACCACACCGGATCGAAGGTATCCGACCGACCCGATGGCCTTCCGCATCAGGGCCGAGGCTGCTGCCTTCATTTCTTCGCCATAGAGGCCGCGGCGACCGCCCTTGGCTTCTTTCGACTGAGCTATGAGGTGCACCCGGCGAAGGATGCGGGATTTACCGACCCGCTTGCCGGTCTTCTTAGACTTCCGGTTGATGTCACCAACCGGCGTCCCAAGGTAGTCGGAGATCCTGCGGCGCTCCTGGCCCGGGCTCTTGGGCGGCACCAGGACGAACAGCCGGACCATCAAATAGAAGAACCGGCTGTTGATAGCTTTATGAAGGTCACGGCTCGTCGTCAGCAGATACTGCTTCATGGCAGCGTCGAACTTGCTCGAGTCGACCGTCATGTTGACGACAGGCCTCACTTGGTCTTCGCCCCCAATTCGAGGTTGTAGTAGCCACCGGAGGCATCCACACGGCAGGACAGGATGCGGAGTGTGCGTCCCTGGTAGACCAGCGTCCTACCGACCACCGGCCGAGGCTTGCAGAAGGTCAGGGCGATGCGGTCGCTGTTCTCCTGGAGAATGAATAGGCCGTCCTCCTTGAGCAGCCGGGAAAAGGTCGTGCCCTGGTCGAGCGTGTAGAGCGTCGAGTCCATCGAGACCAGGGTGCTGTCGCAGGTCTTCCAGTCGGAGAACATGACCAGGATCCTCGATGTCACGTTGTCCTGGAACCCACCGGAGATGGGCACGTTGGCATCGTTGACCGCTGCCGGGATGCACCGGATCGACGTCCCCTGCCAGATGAACATCGGCGCCCCCAGCATTTGCTGGAGCACCGCCATGCCCTGCTGGAGACTGGATCCGATGGTGGTCATCAGGCGGTAAAGTAAGTGCCAGAGACTATTAGGCGGCTGGTGGCCTGGAGATGGTCGGCCAGGCTAGTGGCTGCTCCGGTCTCGAAATGCGACAGCTCGAGGTAGCTGGTGCCGGCGATTAGCCTGGCGATGATGGCGGTCTTGGCCTGGTTGGTGCCGTTAGTCAGCCACACCGCGGCGGCGGCCTCGTAGGTGACGGGGTCGGGCAGCGACAGCCGGAGGTTGCCCGTGGCGGATCCGGTCACAGAGTTGACGGTGACGTCCGCGGTGAAGGTGGTCACGCATCCGATGGTGGTGTGTCGGGCGGTGTTGGTGGTGATGGCGAAGGTGCGGCCACCGCCGGAGTCGATGAGGGTCGGCACCCAGGTCGTCGGTGTGACCAAAGGCAGGGCGGCATACAGCTCGTCGAAGTTGTCGTTTATCTTCTCGCCGGCGCCGCGGAGGGTGTCCCCGGTGTTGTCGTTGGCGATGGTGCCGATGTTGATCGTTTGTTGAGCCATATTATTTCTTGGGTAGGACGTACCAGCCGGCCGGGAGGGTCACTCGGGAAGGCCCGACCAGCTTTTTGTCGGCATCGAAAGCATAGACGCTGGCCTGAACAGGCTTGGCCAGCATCACCGGATCACCGGAAGGGACCAGGACCACCCGTGTCATCTGGCAGCCCAGGCAGATCGGCAACACGAGCAGCCAGATCATCCTTGAGGGGTTGAGGTGCTTGGCCGTGTTGGACATCGGTAGGTGGTGTTGCTCTTAGAAAGTCGAGAACAGCTCGCAGGATCTGGTAGATCCAGTTCACGCCTTGGGGTCGATGGTAGCGGTCTTGTCGGCATCCTTGGCCATGATCAGGCCGAGACCAGCAGTAACTGCTGCGATGGTCGATGCGATGTCGATGTTGGTCGCAGGGTCACCGTCGAAGGCAGCCCGAAGGGCACCACCGATTGCGACGAGGATTGCACCTACACCGGCGAGAGTTGTTTTCGTGTTTTTCATTTGGATTTGAACAGCCTATAGGCTCCGTAGATGGCGCAGGCTAAGCCAATGAGCGCAGTGATAAGCTGAACCCAGTCGGTAAGCCACGGAATAAACGAAACAGCGGTGGCACCTGCCGCTGCTGCTAGGCTGAGTCCAGGGCTGGTGCTGCTGTTCGTTGGTTCCATTATTCGGATTTAGGCTTCGCTGCGTCGAGGATGATGTCAGCCAATGGAACGCCTACCTTAGCGTTCTGATAGCCACCGGCTTTGATGGCAATGTCGATGAGTTGGAGGAGGCTATTCACCTGCTCGGTGCTGAGTTCGATCTTGATCAT